ATCCTGATCTGCCACAACGCCGCCTATGACTTGCTCTGGCTTTGGGAGTCCGGTTTCAAGTATGACGGCCCTGTCTTCGACACCATGCTGGCAGAATATGTTCTGCAGCGCGGTCAGAAAGAACCGCTGTCTCTTGAGGCATGTGCAGAACGGTACGACTTGGACACCAAGAAGCAGGACACGCTGAAAGAATACTTTGCCAAGGGCTACAGCACTCGTGACATTCCATACAACGAATTGACGGAATACCTTGTCGCTGACCTTGAGGCTACGCAACAGCTTTCTGATAAGCTGATGTACCGCCTTCAATCAAAGGACAGCGGCTTGATGGAGACAGTGCAGTTGACCAATCAGCTTGCTGTACGCCTCGCACGTATCTACCAGCGTGGCTTCTCTGTTGACCTGTCCAAGCTGGACGAGGTGCAGACGGAGTTTGAGCAGGAGAAGAAAGACCTGATCGCTGATCTTGAAAGCCATGTCCGCCGTGTCATGGGCGACACCCCTATCAACCTGAACAGCCCAGAGCAACTGTCGTGGGTCATCTATGGCCGTAAGGTTCTGGACAAGCAGGAGTGGGCCAGCGTCATTGACCCATACATGTCTGACGAGGACTTCCGCTATGCCATCAACAGCCGCACAGAGAGGCTGTATCGTACGAAGGCATCACAGTGCAAGGACTGCAGCGGCACAGGCTATGTACGCAAGATCAAGAAGAATGGTGAGCCATTTGCCAAGCCGAACAAGTGCAGCACCTGCGGCGGTGAAGGCTATCTGTTTACACCAACAACAACTGCTGCTGGCTTCAAGTTCAAGCCACCGTCGCCCAAGTGGGCCAGTGCCAATGGTTTCAGTACAAGCAAGCTGAACCTTGAGACATTAGAGAAAGCAGCACGTGTCAAAGGAATGACAGATGCGGCAGACTTCTTGTCAAAAGTCCGACGCCTCTCTGCTGTGGATACGTATCTGTCGTCCTTCGTTGACGGCATCCGCACACACGTGAAGTCGGATGGCAAGCTGCATGTGCGTCTGCTACAGCACCGCACTGCTACTGGTCGCCTGTCGGGTGCAGACCCGAATATGCAGAACATGCCACGCGGCGGTACCTTCCCTGTCAAGAAGGTGTTCGTGTCCCGCTGGGAAGGTGGCAAGGTTCTTGAAGCGGATATGGCACAGCTTGAGTTTCGTGCTGCCGCATTCTTATCACAAGATGGAGTTGCAATTGAGGAAGTATCTACTGGCTTTGATGTACATGCATACACCGCTAAGGTTATTACCGATGCTGGTCAACCTACGGATAGGCAGACTGCGAAGGCTCACACGTTTGCACCGCTTTATGGCGCAACAGGCTTTGGGAGAACGCCAGCGGAGGCAGCGTACTACGAACACTTCACAGACAAGTATCAAGGAGTGGCCCGTTGGCATTCTTCCTTGGCGAAGGAAGCGTTAAGCACTGGTATCATCAAGACACCATCTGGTCGTGAGTTCGCCTTCCCTGATGTCGTACGCAAGGCTAGTGGTCGTGTGTCGCATTTTACACAAATCAAGAATTACCCTGTGCAGTCATTCGCCACTGCGGATATCGTGCCAGTTGCACTTATTCACATTGACGACTTGCTTTCGGGTATGCGGTCATGTATAGTGAACAGCGTACATGACAGTATCGTTATCGACGTTCATCCAGACGAGGAGGAGAAAGTAATCAACATCATAGAGCAAACAAACAATGTACTGAGTGAACTTATCACGACACGGTGGGGTATCACTTTCAATGTGCCACTGCTTTTGGAATCAAAAATCGGGCCAAATTGGCTTGACACCAAAGATGTGGCGTGATATAACTATGCACTATTCGCTAAAACAGAAGGAGCAAAAAGTATGACACAACTGACAACAATTGACACTAACAACTATGCCGCTATGGCTAAGGCTATGGGCATCGCAAACGAGGGTAAGACTGCGGCTAAGTCCAGTTCTCTTGCTCGTATGCGTATCCACCACAGCCCCATCATGGGTACGGCAGAGGTGAAGGGCAAGACCGTTAACGTCGAGGTTGTTGAAGGTGGCACGTATAAACTGGAAATCCCAGACGGCCCCACCTACTACGCCTCTAGCGTGAAGGTTCGTCCATTCATGCAACGCTTTATGTACAAGCGTTACGTGCAAGGCGGTGGCAACTCGCCCAACCGCTTTATCAAGAGCATCATGGCTGACAGCCTCAACATTGACCTCAAGGACAATGACGGTGGCTTCAACTGTGGTAAACCTGCTGGCTACATCAAGGACTTCAAGGCACTGCCGCAGAACATGCAAGACCTGATTAAACAGATCAAGCGTGTGCGTGTCGTGCTTGGCACAGTCGAGATGGTCAATCCGACAGACGACAAGGGCAACCCTGTCGAGGTGGACGTGACACCGTTCATTTGGGAGATTGACAACCGTGACGCATTCAAAGAGATTGGTGGTAGCTTTGAAACTCTCGCCAAGATGCAGCGGTTGCCTGTCCAGCACATCATTACTGCCAACACGGCAGAACGTAAGATTCCTACAGGTGCTTCGTTCTACGTGCCGGTAGCTTCGTTGGACGTGTCGAACACAATTGAATTGACTGAGCAGGATCAAGTTCTGTTTGGTGACTTCATGGCGTGGATCGACAACTACAACAACTACATCGTCAACGCATGGTCGGAGAAAGCAAACTCCAAGATGGAAGACGAGGATGTTGATGTAGTCGATGGTATCGTTGATATCGAAGTTGAAGACGAGGTAGCGTAATGAACCACCCTGCTGAACTGGCGTTGCATCAATACATGGAGAATGCTGCCAATGGTAAGTCCACCATGTCAGTGGAGACTATCCGGCAAATAAGTCTTGATGTATCATCTGCACTTGCACGTCAGTTTGGTGGGGGCAACAAGCGCGACGAGTTTGGTCTACGTATGTCAAACGTGGGTAGGCCAACTTGTCAGCTTTGGTTTGAGAAGAACGAACCAGAGAAAGCGTTGCCCCTGCCAACAACATTTGTAATGAACATGATGCTGGGCGATATTGTCGAGGCTGTGTTCAAAGGTCTATTAAAAGAAGCGGGAGTGAAATATGAAGATGATGCAAAAGTTACGCTTGACCTTGACGATGATACATCCGTCTCTGGCACATATGATATTGCTATTGACGGTGCTGTTGATGATATCAAATCAGCATCTAATTGGTCGTATACTAACAAGTTTGAATCCTTCGACACTCTTAGACAGGGTGATGCTTTCGGGTATGTAGCGCAGCTTGCTGGCTATGCGAAGGCTTCCGACAAGAAGGCTGGCGGCTGGTGGGTTGTAAACAAGGCCAATGGTCAGTTCAAGTATGTACCAGCTACAGGCATTGACGTTGAAGAAGAAGTTGGTAAGATTCAGCAGACAGCAAACACTTTAGAGGAGAACCGATTTGAACGGTGCTTCGATGCTGTGCCTGAGAAGTTCCGGGGCAAGGAGACAGGCAATACTGTGCTTGGCACAGAGTGTGGTTTCTGTCGGTATCGCTTCTCTTGCTGGCCGGGTCTTCAAGAACGCCCTGCGGTCATGTCACAGGCCAAGCAGCCGAAGACAGTAGCGTACGTGAGTTTGGCTGACGAATATGCCTAACCACAAACAATTTCGTGCAGCACGAAAGTATGGGTATCGTAGTGGGCTGGAACACAAGTTATCCCTGTATCTTGACGAATTGAAAATCTCATACGATTATGAGAAACTCAAGATTGAGTGGGAAGACCTTGCGTACCGCACCTACACACCCGACTTCGTGCTGGACAACGGTATCATCATTGAGACTAAAGGTATGTTCACGGCGGCGGATAGGCGCAAGCATCTTGCCATACAGCGGCAACATCCAAAACTTGACATTCGTTTCGTTTTCGAGAATAGTAGACGCAAGCTACGGAAAGGAGCAAAGTCCACATACGGTGAGTGGTGCATCAAATACGGCTTCCTGTATTATGACCGTATCATCCCAGAGGACTGGTTGAAGGAGAAGGGTAAAAATAAACACCCCAAGTTTATTAAATTCAGCGGAACCAAAGTGAAAAGGAGATAAGCCATGACAAACCATGTTGAGAACATCGAAGATGAAGATTTCGTAATCAGGGTTCGTCCCTCGTCAGAGAACGGTGAGTGGACAGGAGAAATTGACATCTCCATTATCGCGCAAGCCACTAACGGATTGGACGACGAAAGCTATGGACAGGTCATGCACTTCTGCAAGATGATGTGCGCTACTGTGCCTATAATGGAGCAAGACGAGACCATTCGTAATCTTGTGCATACATATGTCATGGAAGTTGTTGACAATGACATTGGCTTTGATGTAGAACTTGAGGAGGAGTTGGGCGTCGAGAAAGAGTATGACGGCAATGTCGTCCACCTCACGTTCAACAGCAAGACAGGAGGGTCAGCATGAGGCACGAGGATTACATGAAGAAGCGCATGAAGGAGGAGACTGACATGGTGAACAGCCCTCCTCACTACAACAAGGCTGGTATCGAATGTATTGATGCGATTGCCGCTGCCACAGGTGATGGCTACGAGCATTATCTGCAAGGCAATATTATGAAGTACCTGTGGCGTTACCGCTACAAGAACGGTACGGAAGACCTCAAGAAAGCGCAGTGGTATCTGACCAAGCTAATTGAGGAGGTAGAAGGCTGCTACGATGCGAGTTAGAATTTACATTACAGTGGACGTTGATCCCGAAGAATATCCTGTACCTGCAGATGAAGATGTGGGTACAGAACTGGAGGACGGCATACGGGAGTATTTCTATGATATAGATGGGGCCGAAATCCGAAACATGAAAACATTAACGGAGTGAGAACATGAACAATTATCTACCAACAGACTACCAAAACTTTATTGCTCTTTCCCGGTACGCCCGATGGAAAGAAGATGAACAGCGTCGTGAGACTTGGATGGAAACAGTCGAACGATACTTTGATTACATGAGCAAGCACCTCAAGGAAAAGCATAACTACACCATGCCAGATGATCTGCGCGGTGAACTTGAGGTTGCTGTGCTTGACCAAGACATCATGCCAAGTATGAGAGCATTGATGACCGCTGGCCCTGCGCTTGACCGATGTCATGTTGGCGGTTACAACTGTTCGTACGTTCCCGTAGACAGTCCTCGTGCATTTGACGAGACTATGTACATTCTCATGTGTGGCACTGGTGTGGGCTTTTCTGTGGAAAGACATCACACAGAAAAGCTGCCTGTCGTCAACGAAGACATGCATGACACCGATACCGTCATCAAGGTTGGCGACTCTCGTCCGGGCTGGGCCAAGTCCCTGCGTGAACTCATCTCTCTCCTGTACGCAGGACAAGTACCGCAATGGGACACGTCAGAGGTTCGTCCTGCTGGCGCACGTCTCAAGACCTTTGGTGGTCGTGCGAGTGGCCCAGCCCCACTTGAGGAACTCTTCCAGTTCACTGTGGAGATGTTCAAGAAAGCATCAGGCCGTAGGCTGTTCCCTATCGAATGCCACGATCTGATGTGCAAGATTGGTGAAGTTGTTGTCGTCGGGGGCGTCAGACGCAGCGCACTTATCTCACTGTCTAACCTGAATGATGACCAGATGCGTCATGCCAAGTCAGGTCAGTGGTGGGAGAACGAGGGGCAACGTGCGCTGGCTAACAACAGCGTTGCCTATAAAGGCAAACCAGAGATGGGTACATTCATGCGTGAGTGGGTATCTCTGTACGAGAGCAAGTCTGGTGAACGCGGTATCTTTAATCGTCAGGCAGCACAGAAGCAAGCGTCACTCAACGGACGCCGTGATGCGGAACAAGATTTCGGATGCAATCCGTGTAGTGAAATTATCTTGCGTCCGTACCAATTCTGTAATCTGTCGGAGGTGGTTGTTCGTGCGTCTGACACGCAGCAGACACTGACTGACAAGGTTCGTCTGGCTACAATCCTTGGTACGTTCCAGTCTACCCTGACTAGCTTCAAGTATCTGCGCAATGTGTGGAAGAAGAACACAGAGGAAGAACGGCTGCTGGGCGTATCGCTGACAGGTATTATGGACAACGCCATGATGTCCGGTAAGTCGGCTCACCTTGGCATGAACATTGGTGCCACGCTGAACGCACTCAAGGAACAGGCCATCGCTACCAACGCCGCTATGGCTGAACAGCTTGGCATCCCACAGTCTGCAGCTATCACCTGTGTGAAGCCGTCTGGTACAGTCTCACAGCTTGTTGACAGTGCCTCTGGCATCCATGCTCGTCACAATCCGTATTACATTCGCACGGTACGTGGCGACAACAAAGACCCCATCACGCAGTTCCTTATCTCTGAGGGTATCCCTGCAGAGCCTGATGTCATGAAGCCAGATAGCACGACAGTGTTCAGCTTCCCGATGAAGTCACCACATG